AGCTCTGACTTCTGAAGCAGATGGCCCTGTGTATGTAAATACTCCAGTACTGTTGTCATACGCAAATGAGCCATCTCCTCCAGAATCAGTAGCTGATACCGCACCTCTTGCTCTTGCATTGGTGAAGTATAAGTTAGATGAACCCTCAGTTAAACTATCAGTGTCATGGTTAGAGAGGGAAGATACTGTTCCGGTTACATTACCAACTAAGTCAGCAGTAACTTGATTAAATGTTACATCGCTAGTAGTTCCTACTTCTTGAGGTATTGTTAAAGTTAATGTTCCAGCAGTATCATCATAAGTTGCTGTAATTCCAGTACCGCCTACGATTAGTCCGTTAACTATATCTTCTAACGAATCTTCTACTTCCGGTAAATCTACAGATAAAGTTAATTGGTTGTTATTGTCATCATAATTAATATCTATACCACTTGTTGCAGAATCTATTAATAATGCACCAACTCTGTCATCTACTCTTTCTGCTGTAAAGTATAAGTTTGTGCTACCTTCACTTAAATCATCTGTTGTAGCGGCAGCAATTCTAGCGTCAGCTCTAGCATTTGTAAAAAATAAATTAGATGAGCCCTCAGTTATATTGTCAGTATCAAACTCACCAAAGTCTATGGCTAGTGTAGGTGTTTGTCCTTCACCAGAAGATGTTGTTGTAGAAATACCAGTTCCACCAGTTATTGCTTGTACATAATCGCCAATAGTATCTGTAGACAAATTGACAGGGTCGTTTATCCAACCAGAGCCATCGTATCTTAAAAAGTCTCCATTAGCTAAACTTGTGAAAGTAACATCACCCATTTCTGCTAATGTATCAGAAGCTTGAACATCTGATAAGAAAGCTACTGTACCTGTTCCGTCTTGGAAAGTTATTGTTCTATCTGCTGTTGGGTCTGCAACAGTTAATGTTGTTTCAAAAGAATCATCTGTTGCACCTTCTAAAGTTAAAGAAGCTCCAGCAATAGTTAAGTTAGAAGTTAATGTTGTACTAAATTGTACAGAATCAGATGTTCCTAAACCTAAAGAATCTCTAGCTGTAGAGCCAGACTCGTTTATAAATGTAGTTCCATTACCAACAATAAAGTTTCCGTCTGTTGGTGTTAGGCCAGATAAAGCTTGTAGTTCTGCGTCATAGGCTTGTACATCTACACCTATCTCTAGTCCAAGAGCAGTTCTTGCACCAGAAGCTGTAATAGCACCTGTACCACCATCTGCTATTGCTACAAAATCAGAACCTTGAAACTCTGAAAATTCAGTGATATTACCACTACCATCAAATACATACCTAATTGGACTTTTAGCGGCCATTTTATATATTGCTTTCTGTCATATCTATTTCAAAATCTTGTGTCGAACTTCCGTTGGATTCTCTTAATGTGAACAATAAACCGTTAGTAGTAGAAGCAGGCATTGGTACTTTGCTTACACTTCCATCTGATTTGTTGCAAACAACAGCTCTAGTGCTAAAACCTATTGAAGAGCCACCACCACTTGCAACCGCACCCGATATGGATTGATTTATAAAGTGATTGTTTATCGGCATTCCAGATAAGCTTCCGTCACTTAGCCTTGTTGGTATTCTACCACTCATACTTAAAGTTCTTGGTAATTTGGCTTTGAAGGTAACTTTCTTATTAGAAGTATCTGTTGTAATATCTAGCTGGTTTCTATCTGTTGAAGAATCAAACTCAACAGAATCACTTGCTTGTCCAGCACCTAAAGATGACTGACCATCAACGCTAATAGAAGAAAAAGCATTTTGGTTAGATTCACCAGTTTGACTAGCTTCAAATGTAATTTTGTCATTGTTCTCATCAAAAGTAAGTGATATACCACTACCAGCAACAAATGTAAGTGTATCGTTTTGACTATCAGCTTCTATTTGATTTCCAGAAGTAGAACCTGCTCCGTCTAGTGGTGCTATATATTTAAAAGCATTGTGTGCAGAAGTATCACTAGCAATAGTTACTGTACTACCAGAAGTTGTAATATTTATACCAGAACCTTCAGCAAGAGTTAAAGTATCACTTGTAGAACTTGATTGTATTGTTGTTTCTCCAGATACAGCAATATTAGAAAAAGCAAACTGTGTAAAATCAACTGTTTGCCAAGAAATATTACCGCTACCATCGGTTCTTAAAAATTGTCCTACTGCACCTGTATCACCATTGATTGACATTTTTCCAGATAAAAAGTTTATCTTTCCGTCTGTTTCTATTTTTAAGTAAGCTTGTGAATCTGCACCTAAATACATAGGATTGTTACTAGAAGTACCTACAGATAAAGCTCCGTCTGATATTACAGATTTACCGTCTAGGTAAAGTATGTCTTGAAAAGATTCTATCTTTGTTGTGTAATCTTCTGTTTGAAAACCTTGAAAAGAATAACTAAACGAGGTAGATGTAGCCATCTCCTCTGATGTATGTGTTTGATTAGTCTGTGTCATCTATGGGTTCTCCGTACTCGTCATAATCTTGTTCCCACTCTATGTCTTGTAAGTTCTCCCAAGCACCACCCATCTTTTCATAGATATATCTCAATCTATATATTTCATTTTCTAATTGTGTTTGTTTTTCTTTCCATTCTGGATACATTGAATGTTTTTCATCAAGCATATTGATGTTGTGTGCAAACAATGCACCTTCTAGTGCAAACTGTTGGTCAAGTAAATAAGCTAATTTGTCACCATGACTATGTAACTTATACTCAAAACTATTTTGCTTTTTAGGTTTTGGTTCTTCTTGTGGCTCTACTTTATCAGCCATTATCCCTCCAACGCTTCTAATCTTGATTCTAGCTCATCATTCTTTGCTGAGAGTTCTTGTATTGCTTTAGTAAGAACAGGTATAAGTTCATCTGTCCTTAAACCAAATCTTTCTTTATCGTGGTCTTCAACTTCAATTAATGTTGAAAATCCATCATCATCTTCTTCTGTTCTTTCATAATATGGTTCATAAGAACCTTGTGTATATACAGCCATATTTTGGTCTGCACCTTTATGCGTAATTAATTTTTCTTTTATGTCTTGTGCTGAAAAACCTAAGTGTGTTCTAACGCCACCATCTTTCCAAGTAAATTCAATAGGTGTCAAATCATTAACAAAATCTAAACCTAAGTCTGTAGTTTCAATATTTTCTTTAAGTGTTATATCAGAAGTATTTATTGTTCCATTAGTTGCATATACATCATCAAATCTTCTTAAACTAGAACCTAAATCAAATGCGTTATCTGTCTCTGGTCTTAAATCGTCGTGTGTAGTGTTTTCAATATTTTGTGATTCAAATTTTGTTGTATTATTTCTTACTAAAAATAAAGAATCACTTGAACTTGGTATATGAAAACGAGAGTTACCATTTTTAAAAGTACTAGACTCTACACTCACTCCAGCAAGTAAAGCATAAGTAGTATTACCTATTTGAGAAGATGAACTAGGAGCAATTGTTACTGCACCAATAGCAGTCATACCACCGGAGTCTGCTGCAAGTCCATTACCTACATTTATGCTTCCACCAGTTATAAAACCACCAGATAAAGTAGAACCGTCTATTGTTCCACCGCTTATCCTGCTACCAGATATTTCACCACTAACTGTAAGACTGCTTAAATTAAGTGTTCCTGTTGTAATTGTTCCAGCATTTATCGTTGTACCATTTATTGTTCCACCACTTATAACATCTCCACTGAGGTTACTTACTGTTACATTACTAGCGTCTAAAGTACCAGCAGTTATTTTATCAGCTGAAATATTACCTAATTTAGCTTGGTTAATTGAACCGTCAGTTATTTTTGTAAGAATTGCGTCATTAGCAATTGTATTAATAATATCACTAGAAGTAGCACCTAGAGAAGAAAAGTTTAAGTTGTTAACATTACCAACATCAACAGTTAAGTTAGAAATAGTTACATTACTTGCGTCCAAAGTACCAGTTGTCATATCACTAGCATTTAATGAACCTCTTATAGTTGCGTTTTGAAATTCAGCAGAGCCATCAGAGTTAATTATCCAACCACTACTACCAGTTACATAGTTACTACTTCTTATTTTTCCTAATACAGGATTAGAAGGGTCAGTTGCAGAATCTGTATCAACAATAATTTCTTTACCGCTAATAGTTCCTGCTGTAATCTTAGAAGCAGTTAAAGTATCTATCTTGGCGTCAGTAATTTGTGCCTCACCAACTTTTATTGTTGTAATAGCAGCGTCTTCAATATATTGAGTTCCTATAAGTTCTTCTGTAACAAGTACAGCAGTTGAAGGGTCTGATTCGTTACCAGCAACATCAACTGCTGTAACTCTATAGTAAGCACCACCTGCTGTAGATATATCAAAAGATTGAACTGCTGTAATATTTCCGTCTATATGACCAGCTCTAGCTTGTATCTCTCCTACAAAGTTACTAGCGCTAATTGTAAAAGATGATGTAGTACCACGATATACATTTAAGTGGTCTATATCTCTAGGTAAAGTAAAGTTTGTTGGACTTGATATAACAGCACCAGCAACAGTCTTTGCTGCACCAAGTTTGTGTGTTATCTGTACTCTTGCAGCATTAGAAGCAATAGAACCAAAAGTATTTTCTGGTGGAGTTGGTTGAGGAGGTACAGTAGAATCTGTAGGCATTTGTTGAGCAGTAATAACAGCAAATCCTCCAGAAAAACCAGAGTTGTCAATACATGCAACACCAAACTCATAAGTGTTGTTTGGACCTAAACCTTTTATAACTACCGCAGTTGTGCCGAACTCTACTGTTAAATATTCATAGTCAGTAACTTGATTATCAGCACTATCTATAAGATTGTTTCCGTCAACATCAGTTACTTGTCTGTATCTAACACGATACATATTTCCGTCAGTAATTCTTGAACCATTTGTGTTTGTAGGTTCTGTCCAAGATAAATTAGCAAAAGCAAAAGGTCTACCACTTCCATCTTGATAAGTTCCTACAGCAGCAGTAAATGCTGTTGGAGCGTCTGGTACTGTAAATTCATTTGAGGCTGCAACACCAATAACAGAAGCTGAACCTCTTAAATCTTCATTTATATTCCTTGTAGTACTACCTACTTCTATTTGTGTGCTACCTACTTCAAAATTTGTATAATCAGTTACATCTGTGTAGTTACCATCTTTGTCTCTATAGTAAACACCCATGCCTGTAGCAATAGGAAAAGAAAGTCCCATAATACGAATCTTTACAGGATTTAATATTTGACCTTGATATGTTACTTCAAACTTATCTCTGTTCTCTAAAGCAGCGTCTGTTGCTGTATCTTCAAAACCAACTTCTGGGTCATAAACATAAATAATATCACCAACATTGACATCACCGCTTATGTCATAGTCTGCTAGACCAACATTCAAAGTTCTATCAATCTTGTTATATTCGTTTAGATACGCTTCTGCCCTTATGTCACGCATAGTATCCGGTATATCGTTCTCAGATAATATCTGTATTCTTTCTAATGTATTTCCGTGTAAATCTTTGTATGGAGTATCTTTAGCGTCTGCTTGTCCTAAGTTAACATCTTTACCATAATTAGAAGCAATAAGCTCTACACGACTAACATAATCTTCTGCGTTAAATTCTGTAGTTAAATCAAAACCTTCGTAACCTTTTATTGCTGGGTCTTGACCAGATAATCTTCTTACAATAATAGCTTCTGGTTCATTTGATTCGTGGCCTGTAAACAATGCTGACGCTGGTCCTACATCTATAGTTCCGTCATTGTTCATCTTAAATTCAGAACCTACAGAGGTAGATATAGTTTTTATAGCTTTGTATGCAGATTCTAAATAATGAGAACCTGTATATTTTTTATTAGCAGTTGTTGCAGTTGGAGCAGAAGTGCTAGGAGTAAATGCGTCCCAATACTTTGCTGTTCCTCTTGTAATTGCTAAACCATCTATATATCCTTCAAAATAATTACCGCCTTGACCTCTACCAATTTGTAAAGAATCAGAACTAACTCTTACAAATAGTTCTGGTTTATCGACTGTTGTAACTATGACACCATTCTTAAATGTTTTAAATTGGTCACCTTTATGTGATATAGCAAAGTGATTCCATTGATTCAAATCAATACTTCCCATATCTATATTTAAGTCTTCAGTTTCGTTATAGCCATCGCCATCATGAGTAATGAAAGCTTTGTTGTTACCAGATACTGCTTTACCAAATATCCATGGAGAGTAAGTGTCATCGTTTCTAGCTATAACAGTAGGATTACCACTAGAAGAAGTTCTATACTCCCACCACTCAACTGTAAATTCTTGATAAGTTAAATCTAACTCTGGTCTATCTGCAACAAGTACATATCCATCAGTAGTTAAGTGAAGACTTGTATTTCCATATTTAGCTTGGTCAGTTGATATATCAGCAGTTCCATGAAAAGTTATAACTTGATTAGAAGTAAATGCAGAGCCATCAGTAGTGCTAGTATCACCATTGCTTCCTTCAAAGTTAAGAAGTAATACTGTGTCATCAAACGAAACTTCTGTTACTGTTCCTTTTCTTACAGCTCTTTGATTTGCTGATTCATCTCTTAAAATACCATAAGGTGTAGAACTAGTTCTATCTATTACATCAGCTAATGTGTCATTTTGATAAGCTCTTACTGCACCTACACCTGCGTCTCTTGCAAGAACCATACCTCTTGAATCGCTATCACCAAGATATGTAAGAATACCTCTACCAGCAATCTCAATACCTTCTTCACCTATTTCTTGTGTTTGAACAATACCTACATATCTAGCTAGGTTTCTTATCTGTGCGTCTGTAAATTCATCTGGGTTTATTCTTGTGGGTGTTAATACTATTTGACCCCAAGGCACCATTGCATTGATAATTGAGTTAGGTGTGTTATCTAAACTAAGGGAAACATTAAAGCTTCCCGGAGCCATCAGCTTTTCATTTACGCTCATGACTTAATAGACCTTACATACTCATAGACATAATCGAGATATGAATCTCTAACATTATCTGGTGTATTCTCACCAGCAGCAGAACTGCCGTCTAAGGCATATCCTACAAATGCTTTCATCTTTGTAGCTGTAAGGCTAATCCCACCATTAGTTGTGTCTGCTGTAAATGTGTTAGGAGAACCTAATACAAAATAGTTTCCTTCACTATCATTTGAAGTAGATACTACATATCCTGTTGCAGAAGTAGAAGCTTCTGCTGTAGTTCTTTTAATTGCTATCTGGTCAGCAGTACCGTATGAATTAACAATTAAACTAAAAAATCTAGCACCTCTTCTAAGAGATACATCAAAAGTTAAACGACCTGTTCCATCTGTATTAGCATTAGCAGTAAATCTAACTGTCACACACTCTGGATAGTTTTTAATTATCTGTACAGTATTCCAACCATCCCACTCTGTTTCGGAAGAACCTTTAGATACAGCAAATTCTTTTTCACTTCTCCAACCATCACTTTCCCATAGTGATGTCTTAAACCTAGATTGTGTATTGTCATTTATCAATTCCATTTTGATTAATCCATTACTAATAACAGTTTGGTCAACATTGGTATTAGGACTATATAATCCACATCTTACTTTTCCGTTTGTAGATACTTCACAAGCACCTTTTAAATAATCTTCTGGATTACATTCAAATTCTATATTGCTACTTCTTAAATTATCATTACTAAAATATTTAAGTGTTAAAGTAGATGTTCCGTAAGAAGCTATTCTATCTTCTTGTGCAGGAACATTACCTGTTCCAACTCCGGGAATATGTATTGAATAAGCACCTACAGGTGGTGCAAAGAATTGAGAATCAGTAGAAGTTATACTGTGATTGTTATCTAATAGACCACCAGAGAATTGTGATTCAAATCTAATTTCACCCGGATTACCTAAAAAGTTCAAAGATATATTGTAACTTATACCTGCACCAGCATATCTATTTATTTGCACATCAGCATTCTCTACCTTTACATAAGCAGATATAGTTGTATCTCCTGTGTATGTAAATGGATAAACAATATCATAATTAGCCATTGACACTAATTCATCTCTAATATATTTAGCTTCAGTTAAATCTAGTCCATCAGAATCAGTCGGTACAATTTTACCGCTAAGAGTATAACTTCTAATAGCACCACCACCATTGTAAGTTAAACTAGCAGGTGAAGTAAAAGTTAATCTACCTATTGTTACTGTGTTAGCCATTATCTACACCTCGAACATATCTCATAATTTATCTTAAAAAAATAATCTCCACACTCTAAGCATGGCTCTAAATCTTTACCTGCTAAGTTGTTCATTCTTCTTCCCATTCAACCCATTCATTATCATGAGTAACTTTGTGCATGTGAAAGTTAGCGTGTGAAGAAGGATTAGTGTCCATGTAAGTTTGCCTCCAAGTAAGCTATTCTTGTATCTAAGCTATCTAAGTTCCAAAGGTCTTGTTGCAATTGTTGTAAGATAGTATCTATTCTTATAATCTGTGCTTGTGCGTCAGACCATTCCCACTCTTCTAATAATTTTTTATTAGAGAAATCCATACCACTTTCTCTTAAATCTTCTTTTAATGTATTTATCTCAGTAGTCATTGTTGCTAATGTTTGGTCAAGTTCTTGATAACGCATAGCTTGTTCTTCTAAAGATTGTATCTTTTCATAAAGAACTGCAATATCATTTGAAACCATTGTGTCTTGTTTAAGTTGGTCAAACTCCATTTCTATACCATTCATTCTTTCATCAATGTTTGATAATGTGCTTACTATATCGCCAGCAGTTCTAAGTCCTGCACCAACAGAACCCATGAGTGCTATAACTGTTACAGCTAAACCTAAATTATCTTTTATTTTGTCAATCATTATCTATTTCTCAATCCTGTACCTGCTGTACCTTCTGCTTCTAACTTCATTAGTTCTTTTCTTATATTTATAGCAGCCTTTCTTGCAGAGAGTGGGTCTGCTGGTAGTCCAGTAATATGAACATTCATATTTGCAACTGTAATTCCGTTAGCTCTTCCTGCATTAGGGCCTGCGAATACCATTGCACCACCATTAGGTAGAGCCATGACTTTTTCGGCTGCAACTTCTCCAACTGTAGATGTTCTACCGGCAGGAATCATTCCTCCATACATTCTTCCAAAAAATTCTTTATCTGGGTCTCCAAACCTATCGACTATGAATCTACTACGACCACTGTCTGTAAGGTTTGGTCCTGTCTCTTTTCCGAAACCACTAAAATCTGTATTTGCTAAATCTATGCCTATTTGTTTTTGATGAGTTTCTATAAATTTCAGAATTTCCTCAAAATCAAATAATGCTTTTTGACCTTTTTCAACAGCGTCATCAATTTTCTTTTCATACGCTGACATTGATTGGTCCATTGAGTTAAGCACTTTATTTAAAATAGTTTCTGGGATACCTACATCTTTTGCTATCTCACTAACAATTCCTTTTAGTCCCGGATATTTTTTAGTAAGCTCTGATATAACTAAAGCATTCTTTTCGCTTTCTATTCGAGCACCAAGCATTGCTTCTGCTAAATCATTTTCTTTTTCAGCATACTTTTCTACTGCGTCTGCTTCTAAAGACTGTGCAGCTGCTACATTTTTAATTGCGTCTACGACAGCAGGGTCTAGTCTTTCTGCTTGTCTTTCTAATACTTCTAGCTGTGCTGCTGCAATCTGTTCTTGCAATTTAAGTATTTCCATCTCTGCGTCAGAGATAGGTTGTTTCAAACCTGCTAATTCATCTTTAGCTGCGTCTAAATCTAACTGTTCAGCTACTCCCTGCTCAACAGCTAGCTCAAGAAACTTAACTTCTTTTTCTTTATCTCTAATCCTAATCTTGTCACGATTAGACATCTTGCCTTCAATTTTATCTCGCATTCTTTGAAGATTTAATTGTGATTGTAAAATTGCTAATTCTTCACTAGCAGTTACAACACCTTCATGTCCAAATTCATTTATTGCTGATAAGAATCCTTCTTGTGCTTCTACTACATCTAATTGTCTTATCTGCTCTTGAGTTATAGTTATACCATTAGCAGATATCTCAGCAGTCATATCAGCCATCTCTTCTTGTAGTTCTAAAATTCTTTCTCTAGTTGATTCTTCAGCACTTGCAATATTAAATATTTGCAAAGCTGCTTCAGCTTGTTCCATTTCAAGTTGTAATTGTGCTTCAGCTTGAACTCGTATTCTTAATTGTGTTTGCTCATTCAATCCTTGTGCATTAATCATCATTTCTTGTCCTGCGATAAAGTCATCTATTTGTTCTTCATTAAATGACAAAGTTCTAAGTTCAGCATTAGTTGCTATAACAGAATTTTGAATAGCTTTTATTTGGTCTTCAGTAGCGCTACCTAATGATAAAGCAAGTCCAAATGCTTGCTCAAAAGGCATATCTGATATTGCTACAGCTAGAGGTACAAATCCCTGTTCAGCTAAGTCAACAATCTGTAACTGTACAAAGTCAGCACGGTCACCAGCAATTTCTAATCCTTCAGCAATTAAATTTAGTGATGTAGGTGCTACTCTTCCGAAAGATTCTAAAGCTTGATTAAGACTTCTAAATTCTCTAACATTTTCAGCTACTTCGTCTGACAAAGCAAAAGCAGCTTCTGCTAATTGAGTTGCTGTTTCAGCTGCATTTTCCTGTTCACCATCTATAGCTTTTAATATATTTATATACGCAACACTTCCGTCAAGAACATCATCAAGGGTTACAGCGACCATACCTTGTCTATTTTCTAATTCGTTAAAAGCGTCTACATTTTTTTGAATAGTTTCTGTTAATGCTTTTTCAGATAAATCGGTATCTCTAAAAGCTTTTTGTATTTGAGTTAACTGAGCATTCTGTCCTCTTAGTGAACTAAATTGTTCTTCTTGATTAGCAGTTAATTCTACAGTTCCAGCATTTAATAATTTATTAGTTCTAAGTATTGGGTCTATAATTCTTGCATATAGTTCAAGAGCATTTACACCTTTTGATTCCAACATTCCTAAAACATCCAATAGTTCATTAGGAGCTAAAGTATCTAAGTCTTCAAAGCTCATACCTAAACCTTGTAAGTGAGAGTCTAAAACTTCTGCGTCTCTTATAGCGTCTGTAAATATGTTTGAAGTATTGATTTGACCTGTTGTAATATTTATTTCTTCTCCTAAACCAGAGTTAAAGAAGTTAGATATTGCGTTACTAACATCATCTAAAGATTCTTGTGCCTCCTCTGCTTCAGCTTTGTCAAACCCAGCTTGCTTAAAGAAATCTTGAATACTCTTCTTATTAATTTGTTCTTCAATCTCTTTCATTTTTTCAAGTTCAGCTTCCATCATTTCTATTCTTTGTTCTGGAATGTCTTCTTGTGTTAAGAGGTCTTGAAGTTCTTTTTCTTTATCAAGAACAAGTTGTGTTATACCTGCGGAAGCTGCCCGATTTTTCAAAAAGTTTTCTGAAGCTTGTCGGGCTTTTTCTTGTTTTCTTGTAAATATAGCCATACCTACTGTTACTATTGCAAGTGTTGCACCTAAACCAATCAAAGAAAATCTCATAAGATTAATTGCTTTTGATGAAAATGTTGCTGCTCTACCCAATGCAGTTTTTTGTAAAGTACTAGCTGCAATTTTTGTACGGACTTTATCTTCAGTCATACCCATTGCATGAGAAGCAGCGGTAAAGGTTCTTGTTGCAAGACCAAGAGTAAACATTGCCGCTGTACCAGCAACTATAGTTGCAAATAAGAATTTAAGTGCAGGGGCTAGTCTGCCTGCTTCTTCATCTGCGTTCTGAAAACCACCTATTAGAGAACTTAATGATACAACTAAAGCTTTAGCAATAGGCATTAATTCGTTACCTATTTGTATTCTTAATTCTGTAAGTTCATTTCCTAATAATTTTGTTTGTGATTTGAAAGTTTCGAATCTTTTTTCTGCCTCAGTTGTTAATGCTATGTTTGCTTCAAAAGCAGTATTAGCAGTTGCAAGTGCGTCTGTTAATAATCCTTCTGCTTCACCCACAGCGAGTAAAGCTCTAATTGTTCTCTGCTGTTTAAGACCTAATTGGTCAAGAACTTCAATAATGTTTGTACCAGCTTTAGAAGCTGCTGCTAATGATGTAACGAATAAGTTAAGAGCACCGGCAGGGTCAGCTTTAGCTAATTGTTGAAACTGGTCTGTTGTAAGACCTGTTGTTTTTGCAAAAACTTCTAATTGTTTACCACCAGAAGATACAGCAATTTGAATTTGCTGGAATACACGAGCCATAGCAGTACCACCAGCCTGTGATTGAACACCGACCGCTTGAAGTGCTGTTGCTATACCAAATACATCTGCGGCAGTAGCTCCTGCAACTTTACCTGCTGCTGCAAGTCTTAATGCAGTAGAAAGTATTTCATCTTCAAGAGCTGCGAAGTTGTTACCTAAGTCAACTAATGAAGAAGCTAGTCTATCGAAACTTTTACCACCTAAGTTAAATATTTGGTCCATTCGAGCTAATGACAATGCAGCAGATTCTGTAGATAATCTAGTAGCTACACCTATTTGAGCAATAACTTCTATAAACTCTTCTAGGTTTTCTACATCTACACCTAACTGACCACCAAGCTCACCAATTGCATTTAATTGAGTAACTGCAACAGGAATGTCTTGTGCTAACTGTCTTACCTGTGCAGCTAATCTATTGAAATCACTTTCAGAAGCGTCAACAGTTTTTCTAATACCAGCAAAGGAATCTTCGAATTTAGAAGCAGCTCCAACTGTTAAGAACATTGCAGCACCTAGTGCGGCTACTGCACCTACTGCTGCACCAGTAGCAGCGGCTATACTAGCGTTTGCTACAGTGGCTTTTGAAGCAAGCTTCTTCATAGACTTTTCAGTCTGTGCAGCTGCTTTATCTTGAACCTTAGTCTGAACTAACTCATAGGTTACTTGGAGGCTTTGATTCATATCAGCCATTAGTACCTCCTATATCACCCATAATTTCATCTAATGAAACTTGTTTTCTAGGTCTATTGTGTCTTTTGTGTTGTCTTTGAAGCATTCTTCTAGCTTGTTTACTTTCTTTATTATATTCTTCTTTTCTAACAGCTTTCCCGGTGTCCTCATCGTAAGTGATTTGGTCACTTTGAAGTGTTAAGTAAAATACAGAATCATTAGGAGGTAAGTTTCTTATTAATCTTAGAAACTTTCGATATTCAACATCTTGAGGTTTTGTAATCTGATAAAACCTTAGAAAGTCTGCTTCTATTGGTCCCCAATTCGATAATATATCAGTTGGCGACCAACTTATTTTGGGCTATCACCCTCTTCGGTTTCAGCTTTAGCAGCAACTTCTGCCTCTACTTCGTCTGGTGTAGCTAGGCCATAAGCTTCTAACAACCATATAAGTATGTCGTTTAGCTTTTCCCAACCTATACCATCGTCAAGCATTGAGTTGAAATTATCTTTACCCACTATTGACTCCACCCACTCAGCAATTGAAGATAAGCTTTGGTTTCCCTCTTCCGCCATCTTCATTTGTGAAAGGACTGCTTTTGCAGGAAGGACAGCAGGTAAATCGTATGTTTTTCCTGCTACCTTCATCTGCAATTTTAATATATTGTCAGCTTCTAAAGCCTCGTCAAAGTCTTTATATTTATCCACTTTTTATTCTCCAATCGTTAATTTAGTTAATATCTAACTCGTCAGTATCGTTAGTGTTATCTACAACTCTGAACAAGTAGTACGCACCGCCAGAAGTTCCAACATTTAAAGTTGAGTCTGGTACAAGAACTTTAAATTCTGTAGCCAAACTTACTTTAGCTGGAGCCTTTTGGTGAGCCATTGCGAAAGAACCAACATTCACTGCTCTAGGAATGTGGAACTGTCTGTCTGCACCGGCAGGACCATCTGTATGTAAAATAAGTGCATACTCTGTGAAAGTATCAGACAATGGAGGTAGATATACATCATATCCAGAACCGAAATTGGTTGTATCGTCTTCTGTGATGGTACCACCACCCATTGCTATTTGTAACTTATTCTGTGCAGCTTGTGAAAGCTCACCAGTTAGTCTTACTTCTTGTGCTGACTTAAGAGTTTTAATAGGGTCTACTTCTTCTGCAACCATGACATCTTCAAAAGTTTTATCAACTTCTAATGTCCAGCCATCTTCTGAGTAGCCTACTTCTTCCCAAGCAGGTGTCATGCTTGTAGGGAGTTTGAAGTTTTGGCTATCATCACCCGGCCATGCTAAAGATGTTGTAGTCCTATCTTTGTAATAGAGAACACCAGTACCAATTAATACTTCGGATATAGTACCGCTTGTATTATATGACATTTTTATGTCTCCTAACTATCTTATACTTATACTTATCAGCTGAGCTCAGCCGACTTTTTCAAGTCGATTTCAGCTTTGTCGTTATTCTTCTTCAGCTATAAAGAAGTCTTCCACTACCTCTTCAACAGGTTCCTTGTCGTCCCCTGCTGATGAGTCATCTGATTCTTCCTCATTAGCTATTAAAACAGCGATTTTTTGTGTTCCCTGTTTATAAGTAGCTTCTTGAAGGCGCTCCCAGATAACCTTGTCTATCTCTACCCAACTATTATGGTTGAAGACTATTCCTGTTTCAGTATCTCGAACAGTAGTTTTCTCCAACAACAAAGGGTTGATTTTAACTTCTACTTTTTTATTCTTATTCTTTTTACTCATATCAATCTAATCCTCGATAATACATTATTAATGATAGCTGATAATGTCCCAATCCCGTTTCAGTCTCTTCTATACGAGTAGGAAGTCCTTGTACTTCCATGTTGTAAATTACAGCGGAAGTATTAGTAGTGGGTGTTTTAACTCTTGTACTCTTCATCTTGAAAGCAGAAGCAGCTACAGCATTAGCTAAAGCGTAAGCATTTGCATAATCTGGTTGAGAAGTAGTACCACCACTCCCCCACCGGCCTGCATAAGCGTCAACTGTGATTGCAGCCCCTGTAATTGCGGCTTCTGAGTTAGGTTGCATAAGTGTTCCACCAGCGTTAAATATAGTTAAAAATGGTAAATCTGCACTACGAGCTAAACGAGTTGCTACTCTTGTACTGCATATATCTGTAATAGCGGTTGTATTAACGCACCATTCACGAAAGATTATTTCCGCGTCTGGCGGAAACTTTTGTGATTGGTCAAATTGTGAGCCTACTGCTTTTATACCCATAAGTGTATCGTATCATCTAAAAGTTATTTTCAGCGTCATAGAAGAAGTTAGCAGCAGATACTATTTCTTCATAGTTAGCGTTTTCAACCATTGCTTTAGCAGCTTTTCTTGTAGCAGCATTAGATTTTCTAAGTGGTCTTTTTGCACCTTTTTCGTATCTTTTATCGGAAGCACTTCCTTGCCTCTTAGGTCTCTTAGAGTTTTTAGCAGTCATAACTACTTCATAAGCACCAGAGCCTCTACCACCTTTCTTTCTTGTAACGCGTACATTGTAATTTTTTTGTATATATTTAGATAGTCTTGCACCTTTGATTTTTCCATAACCAGTGTCACCGCTAATATCCAATGAGTCAAAGTCCATAAAATCAGAAGCCTGTGTACCTGCAAATGCTTTATCTCCATAAGTATCTTCAAGCATTTCAACATTGTGTAGAACACCTTCTCTGTAACCACCACCTCTTTTATTAGGGTTTTTACCAGTAAGTAAGTCAGTTAAGAATTTTTCTCTAGCATTTACTCCACCTTTAATTTTTCCTACATTCTTAAAGTTAACTGTCGCTTTAATTTCTGCGGGACTAAAACTTATTCCAATAGCGTCTTGTAGTTCTTGAGAGTAAGAAACACCATGAGTGCTATGTATTTTAACACCAGCAATATCGTGAGATTTATTGTATTTATAAAATCTTCTATTTCTACCAGCTACATTATCAAGTTTTACACCTTGATTAAAATGTCTACCTCTACCTTTTCTGTTCATAGCAGCTAACAAACTTTTAGGTCTATAAGATAACTTTCCGTCTTTTTCTATAGCTAAGCCACCTTTTTTAATCATTTCGTTATATTGACCTCTTTGTCCTAGTATGTTATTCATTAACTCTACTGGGTTTTTCATACCACCAACTCTTGGTGTTTTCATATTGACTGTTACATTTGCACCTTTGAATTTCATACTGTTTACAGATTTTACAGCTCTAGTTACAAATAATGTTGGAGGTATATATTTTTTGACATCTTTTGTGACAGGTTTGTTATCTTTTCTGCTCCAACTAGATACAGTTTGACTTATAGGTCCACCATATTCAACTAACCATATCCATGGAAATAAATCAGCATATTGACCATTTTTTCTACTTGTACCTACTCTTACATCACCACGAAGTAATTGTTTATTTCCTTTCGGTGGTCTTACATAATTAGTTTGAACAGACTTTAATAGTAACTCTCTAGCTTTACCCGGCTCAGTAAATCCAAATATATCCATTTCCACATACTCTTTAGATATCACAGGATTAGCTTTAGTTCCTGTATTTGAGTAAGACTTCAATGTTTTAAGTTTATAGTTTTCTTCAAAACTCATACCTTTTTCTTCATCATATTGAGTTTGATTGAGTCTTTTATCAGCTATATTTATTCCTAATTCACTAGCACCAACACCAAGCATATATTGTCCAGAAGATATATCTGGAGCACTAGCTTTTATTAATTGTGCAGTTCTTTCTATTTGTAAATCTAAAACTTGTTGAATATTCATTTCGCTTACTACATGGTGATAATGAGGCATAGCGTCTGAGTGAAAAACACCAGTTAAAGTAGATTGTATTTTTTTATTAGCCAATTGATACCAAGGACTTTTAGATACATAAGAACCTAATTGTCTTCTTGCTATACGACCAAATACAGGACCCAAAGATTTAGGTACAACTTGATTTATAGCCATACCAGAAACTCTACCTACACCTACCCTTGCACCACGAAGTAGCAAAGATTGAGTAGAACCATATTGTTTTTTAAAATCTCCACCAAATACAGAAGATACGAAACCTGCTCCTCTTGCAACACCATAGGCTTGTCTTCTTGCATTTTTTATAAATGGTGATTGTGCAACAGCGTTAATATCACCAGCTGTTTTACCAAATGAATATAAACGAGAACGAAATCCACCAATCATTCCACCAGAACGACCAGCATTAGATTTAGGCTTGTTGAGTTGAACGCCCTCTTTGAAAAATCTGAAGTACTGAGGCATTAGGTTCTAACTAGAGTTTGCAGATACTTGTAGCACTCCTTCCCATATCTGTCTTTAACTTGTTGAACACTTATAATTTCATGATATTCAGTTCCGCCCTTTACCAGTCTATCTCCCGGAACAATGGTAACACCCGGCTCTATATAGATACCAAATGTTTCAATAGTAGTATTTCTACCATCTCTGTCTTCTTCTATTCCTTGACTTTCAAACTTTGCTTTTACACTTGTGTAAGTATCAGCCCATGATGAACTAGGTAAACCTCTCTCATCAACAGCCGTTTCTGATACAGTTTGAATAGTGCAAGTATCCGGTAAGTTTCTTGTTCGTAAAGGCATACCTATACTTTACTACACGATTACTGAAATTGATTTAACATGTCTCCCATGAGAAGTTCTTTGTAAATAATACTGTAAAGTAATTTGCTTTTACCAAGAAGATGAACATTATATCCTATTTGTTTATTGTGGTCTCTTGTTATTTTAATTAGTTCGGGTAAAAGGATTTTGTAGATATTTAATATTTTGTCAAAGTCTTTAGACCATTTAGCTTTACCATCTAAAAAGATTACATACATTCTTAGTCCATTTAACAAAGGATACACAACTGCGTCATGAAACTTATAATCTAGCTTTTTCTTCATCATGGGAAACTCGTAATTTTTTTGTTTGTAGGGGAGTGATATACCGGAACTACCAAGAGTACCTTTCTTTTCTGACCATAGCTCTTGACCTGTTACATTTGTATAGTCGTATAGATAAAGTATATCTTTTAGTATGTCAGCAAAAGCTTTGTAATCATCTTTGTTCTTTTGATAATCTTCAACAATCATATTTTTATCTGAATAACTTTTGATAGGTTGGTCATCTATTTGAGAATCATATTTATTATTTCTAAACAAATTAATTAAAGACAAGACAGTTGCGTGGTCTATTTTGTCTTTGTAAGGTGTATCATCAATACAATCATTTATCCATTCAACTTCTGATTTAGTGAGGTGTGTTTTTCTATCTTTTCTAATTTTTACATTCCTAGATTTAATAATATCTTCGGCATGTCTGTGATGTAACCCTACAAGTATTTCTAATTTTATATAACACTTCTTAGGTAAATCTTCAGTAGGAATATCTTTTAAGCATTCATATATGTAAGAACCATCAATAATTCCTTCTTTGTAATAATCTTTAATATTGATTTCTAATAATTTTCTATCTTCTTCTATTTTTACTTCTTCACAAAATAAAGTTATACCTTGACTTCTATGATGAAATATATTTATTTCTCCTTCATTGTCTTTTAGTGCTCGTAAAAAGTTTTGCTTTTCACTTTGATATATAGGTCTATCTTTAACATCTGGATGTGTAGGTAGTAATTGTTTTAGATTAGGTCTATCTATAGCGAATTGTTTTACAGGAACTAAAGCATTTATAGTAAATACATTTGTGTTGACAGGGTCTTTGCTTATATTGTAAGAATGAAAACTAAAGAAGTATCTTCCGTTACCATTTTGTATTTGTTCTAATTCGTCTCTTACCATCTAAATTTTTGCTTCTTTGCTTTTTCAAATTGCCTAAATGATTTCTCACTTAAATCACTAGGGTCTTTTTCCCATTCTACATCTATCGGTGTTTCAAACATAACATTCTTACCAATAAGTCTTTTAGTATGAGATTCACACTTAGGACATTTAATTAAAGGGTCTTCGTGTATTGAGTAAGTTACTTCAAACTCAAAATAACATTTATGCTTGATACATTGATGTTCATATCTGGGCATTTCTACGCCTTTTCTTTCTTTTCTCTGTTTTGTGACAATCTTTACAAAATAATTTAAGACCATCTTTTGAGTTAGGATTTCTAGTGAATTTTGAAGTAGGCAAGTCTTTTCTACAAGATAAACAATTTTTTACTCTTTCTTCACCAAGCTCTTCTTTCTTAGCTTTAAGTACTTCTAAACAAGCAACGCAAAACTTTGTATAACCATCTAAGTATTTTTGATTTCTCTTAAAATTTTGTACCTCTATCCATTGACGACAATACTTGCATTGTTTTTCAATTGGGTCTTTTAAGTATTTCTCTGCTTCTTTTTGTGCTTGTTGAACTTTATCAGATAGGCCTTCTTCTTCTTCTATCCAGCTTTTGAATCTTTCATATCCAATGTTGACCTCTTCATAAGTTCTAGGTGTAGATAATCCACCTCTTCCTGTTCTAATAATATCAAGTATTGTATTAGCAGTATCTTCGTTGTAAGCACCGCGTTGAGGAACACCAGAAGCAATTCTTAATTGTCGTACTCGTTCATGTGTGACACCCCACTCTTCTGCCCAGTCATTGAGCATTTTGTCGGGTTCTTTGGCAAATAACTCTGTTGCTTCTTCTAAAGTAGGAGCTTTTCTATGTACCATATCAATATCCTCCTAATATTCATTATACAAAAAATCTTGACCTAAATGGTTGTAATATAGCCATGTCTGCTGTGGTAAGTACAGGTTGTAAGTTTTGTATTACTACATCAGCAAATGATATATCGTAATCTCCTATTCGTTCTGTAAGTGCTACATCAAATCCTGTTTGAGCTGTGTTATCTGATAAATGAGAACTTACTGTTCCTGTATCAGCTTTTGCAGATGTTTGTAAAGAAGTCATAAACAATCTAGCGGCAGCACGAGCAGATGTTAATTTTATTTGGTCTGGTATATCAGATGAGGAATATCCGCCAACATAAGTAACAACTACATTCTTAGGTTTTATTCCAGACCAACGAATTACTATTCTTCTTAATTTACCGTTGTCGTAATGAACATAGTCTTTAGTATTACCAGAGGTTAGTGTATTACCATCTTCTACCACTGAAGTAATAGAGGCAACAGGTATGTGCCTTAAAAATAAATCCTGTTGTTCATTGCCGTCAAAAGTTTCTGTATATGTTGCTTGTTCAACATCATATCCTAAAAATCTTTTAATTGCAGCGTCAACATAAGGGATAAAAGTATTTGTTAAATGCGTTTGTAATGTAGAATCTACATCTATTTCTAGGAAAGTTTCCACATCAGTGTAACTACAAAGAGCCATTTAGGCCTTCCTTATTTATCTTCTGATGGTTTGACAGCTTTGGTTTCGACTTTTTTCTTAGGTGCTGCTTTTTTAGCAGGTGCTTTTTTAGCAGGAGCTTTCTTAGCTGGAGCTTTTTTACCGTCTTTCCAACCTTGCTCTTTTAACCATTTCTTAGATACTTCTCTTCCTGCTTGTGCAATTTTTGAAGCACCAGATTTAGGTAGTTCTGCTAATGAACCTTCGAAGAAGGAGCCATCCTTCATCTTCCAAATTGTCTTCTCTGGTTTAAATATATCTGACATAATGAAATCATTTTACCCTATAAAAAGAAGAAAGCCGGTTTTACCCGGCTCTCTTCAAAATTCCAAATAGGAAATATTACATATTTTCTATTTTGTGGAAAGCTGCTTGCCTGTAGACAGGGAAGCCAACACGCATTGTAGCTCTAATAGCTAGCATGTTCTTTGTGAAATAATCACTATGAGAATCTGTTACCGCTAAATCGATACCTTGTCTCATAACAACATTAGCTGCTTCACCACCACCGAATTTACCAACAAGCACTGTGTTGTTAGAAATTGCAGTAGTAGGGATGACTTTAAGTCCCCAAATTGAAGCGGCTGGACCTGCGCCCATTCCACCTGCGGCTACGAAAAGTGGTGACTTTTCTGCATAACCTGCTGAAGATGTTCCAGCAAAATCTGCGCCAACAGATGTAACGATTTGGTTCCAGTCATTAGGGTGCATTACAATTGCGTCTGGCTCTGTGAAAGCGTTGACACGAATGTCAGTGATTGCATTGTAAATTGCGCCAATTCTTCCTAAGTTACCGGAGTAACTGTTAAAGTCGGAAGAACCAACACTGGATTTTCCAGCGTCTAATATACCTTCTAAGTTAGGTGCAGTACCGTCTCCTGCAAGGAGCTGACTGTCTAATCTTAGTTTAATCATTGTTTGAAGTCTGCTGTTCAAGTAACCTTGAATACCAGCTTCGTCTGCGATTAATTCATCTGTAACTGGGATAAATATACCCAATTTACGGATAGCTTCTGTTTGCTCTGTGAATGCCAAAGCTGCTTCACCAACAGCAGAACCTTCAGCTGCTTCAGCAGCATTGTTTGTGAAGGTAGTTTCTTCTAAGTATGAGAAACTGTTTTGGTCTGTGTTGATTACATCAAATAATGATATAACAGTATCTGGATTTCTAAGAGCTGTTTCGAGAATCCCCGGTTGTCTTAAAACCTCTGGTGGATAACCAGTTGTTGTTAAAGTTGTTTTTGTCTCAATTTTTGAGTCAACACCTTTAACTCCGTGTTGCTTATAATTATGATAAGCGTCGGATTCTACAAATTGCTGTCCAACAGTTTTAACTTCGGCTGGGTTTCCAGCTAAAGGCATTTCTGCTACTGGTTTAGAATCTTCATCAAGAGCTTTCTCATTTTGAAGTTTTTTCTTCTCAATGTTCAAGTCTTCTACTAATTCTGCAAGTTCATCATTTCTTGACTTAATTTCCTCTTTTTGTTCAGAGGTGTACTTGCCGTCTGTATCAGATTCAAAAACAGATTTTAATTCTGCTCTTTTGGCAGCAATTTTATCCATGAGTTCGTTTTGATTACTCATTGTTAGATTTCTCCAATCTATAATTGCTTATACTTCGATTTCTATTTCTTCGACTAAGGACTCAGCAATTAATTCCTGTGCCCTTACCCACTCTGCGTCAAAATCCTCGTCGTCAGATGATTCAGTGTTATCCTCTGGAGTTTCTTCTTCAGCAGCTTCATCTTCCGGTTCTTCAACAGCAGGTTCCTCTGCTGGTGCTTCTTCCTCAGTAACTTCTTCGACTTCTGTTTCAACATCAATAGTATCAGTTGAAGCCTCAGCTACCTCTTCTGTTTCAGCTGGTTCATCTTCCACAGGTTCTTCATCTATTTCTAACTGTTCCAATGCACCCTCAGTTCCGACATTTCCGATGAACTCATCAATCTCGGTCCAAGCGTCGTTCAAGTCGTCTGCGACTGCACGAAGTGCTTCGGTGGCTTTAACGCCTAATTTCCTTCCATCATTGCCTCTGAGCATAGAAATAGCTTTTGCTCGGGCTACTAAGTCATCCAATGCAGCAAGCACATCTTTGACTTCATCAGAGAAAGACTGTGAGCCTTCCTCAGAAACTTCTTCGGCAGATTTTTTGCCGTCTTCATCATATTCCTTCATACAAGGTCCTCCTCTATGATATTTACAATCCTTCATTTCATCCTCGTCGTCACCATAACCTTTTTTGTCGTCATCATCCTCATCGTCGTCGTAACCTTTGCCTATTGCTTTCTCGTATTCTTCGTGAGTTTTGCAAGGCATAAAAACTGTATCGCCAGCAGCATTTTTATGAGTGTGTACACCAATAGCACAACTTAATTCTTTTGACGCTTCCATGGCTTCACCCGGATTGTCATACATATCTTTACCTCTAGCAGCTTTTTCTTCACCTTCACAAGTTCCGCAACATTCGTCTTCGGAGCCTTCTTCTGGGTCAGCAACTTTAGCTACTTCTTTTAGTAGTTCTGTATTTGATTTAATAGCAAGAGTGTATGTATCTTGATTAGCGCCAACTAGTACAGGAGAAACTTCATATACTGTAAGGTCTTTGAGGTATCTAGCATTTGTTTCTTCGCCAGCTTTATCATCTGCTTTACCAAAATCTGAATCGTTAACTTTATAGCCGAATGACCATTGTTGCATGTCGCCCATATTTTTAACTAAGTTGTAAGCTTCTTTACCGGATTCTGTATCCATAAAGAACTCACCTTTGAAAACTGCTTTGTCGCTATCTTGTTTGATTGTTCCTTTACCTATAGGCATATCCCATTTGTGAGACCATACCATTGGAACTTGGTCGTTTTTAAAACCGGACTTTACGGCTCCGGGCATAACAACATCTCCATCGCTATCAAGGGAATTGAAAATGCTGAAAACCGCTTCTACTTGACCCGAGTCATCTTTCAACTCAATGTCAATATTTTTAGATTCGTTATTCATAATACCTCAATATTCTACAATATAAATTTGTAGAAGCGCGTTTTAATTATTGTATATTATGATTACGAGTTTAAGTGTCTTATTATCTAAAGTCTGATATAATTCTTAGCTTTGAGATAGGCATTGTTACTTTCCTATCGGTCTTCTTATGGTCACCATTTTCTAAGCGAGCCCATACTTCCATTGTCGCTTCTTTGTCCTTACCATTAACAGAAGTGACTATACCATGAACAACTGATGGTGGGTCTGGGTCTTTATTTATAGACCAACTAACCGCTTGACCAACTCTAACTGATTCTGCTTTATTACCAGACTTCTTAGAAGACAATGGATGTGAACTTGGTAGTAAGTCTTGGTCATAAGGTTTTCTTCTAAACTTACCTGTTCTTAATGCTCTTAAAAACCCGTTAACTCTGGCCATCGCCCACTGGTCAGCAGATGTAACATTACCTCTAACTGAACCCGGTGAAGTTCTATAAGCACCAACACCTCTTCTAAATACTGCTGATAACATTCTTAGAGTAGCTCTGTGCTTAGGATTTTTAGCATTGTGGTCTTCTACTTTTTTCTGTAAAGCTTTTCTTACTCTTGCAGACAATTGCTTCATCAAAATATCTTCTGCCATATCAAGAGATTTTTTTCTTCTCTCTCTAATTACTTTTTTATAATCGTTAACAACTGACTTCATTTGTGAAACACCACCGGCAGTAACACCGCCCCATTTCATCACAGCAATAATTCCGTTTAGTCTATTGTTCTTCTTATGGCGATTCATAAAGCGTTCTCTTCTCTTAACCCAGTTAAGAACAGATTCACTTCTGTCACCACCTTTATAAGCAGTCCATTTATTGAATGCGTCATTGCCTGTAAATGAAGTAGGTGGGTTACCTCCGGTACCAGCGCGTCTCCAAATCTCTGGCCAGTTTTCTTTTAAATCTTTAACATAGGCATAACTAGGAAACTGTGGATGTTGTGAATTAGATAAACTTATCTTTTGGTCATCACCACTTCTTGGAAAATTTGTTTGTTTTTCTTCAGGACTATGCAATTTGTCACCTCGTTCGTACATTGTTTCTGCTTCTTCTAAAGATACTTTAATTTCTTCTATTACTCCGTCTTTCTTATTATTAAGAAACTCTTCAGCTTCTTTTCTTGTTTCAAAACATTTAATTATTTTTCCGTCTTCATGGCTGATAACACAATAAGCTCCGTTAGGCATTTCAGCAATATATTTTTTACCATCATCTAAATAAGTAGGAGTTGGAATTATTTCGTCTTCTCTCTCTACCTCTGGCGGTAAACCAATAGTTGTCAATGTTGCTTTAGACTCATCATCATTGTTTTCCGTTGCAGGTTCGGTATCTCCGTCATTCAGAAGTGGACTACCATCTTCTGTGACTTGAATCATATTCATAGGTCTAAGATAAACATCGTGTCTGTTATCAGCTTCAAGACCTACTACTTTTCTAGCTTCGCCAATTGTTACCCAACCTCCTTGTACAGCAGTATTCATGCGTTTATAGAGATTGTCTTTGTCAACGGCTAATGCTCTAACATTGTCAACATCAAATTCACAATATTGATTATCATTACCGCCGAACTCTGGTCGTAACAATTGATGAGTCACTTCTTGCGCAACCATGCTCCACATAGGGACCATTTTTGACTCGGTAAAGAACTCTCTTAGTTCTTTAGTATTGTTATATGTTGCTGAATCAAGACCGGCACCAAGTCCTGCAAGAACAGCTGGAACGCCAAGTACGGCAGAAACTCGCTCTTCCGGTATTCTTCTTAATTCGGCTAACTTCATTTGGTCTGGAGAGAAAGATACTATTTCAACATTCATAGCACCGGACAAGACCATAGGAGCACCTCTGTTCTTACCACCAAATTTTTGCTTATACATATCAGCAATGCCTTCGGCTTCTTCTCTCGTTGGACCACCCATAGCGTCATCTCTCGGTGAGAGAATTACTCCGGGAACAGCCATATTGTGTAACAAAGCGGCAGTATATTGTCCTGCTGCCTCGTCACCTGCTATTTCTCTTAAAACTGCTTTTAATGGAGCCATACCCCTACGCATATTGTTAGGGTCTACATTTTGTCTAAGGTGAACCATGTCTGCTTTTTCAATCTTGACTGTTTCTTCACCTTGCATACCACCTTGAGGTTGATAGTTAAAGTGTGTAATTAATTCGTTTTCGTTACCTTTAGCAGTAACTAAATGAGGCATTAAGGGTACAAGCTCCACGACCTGTCCTCTAGCGTTCCTATTCTTATATATAAAAGCGTCACCTGCTGCGTTAAGTGATGTCACTATGTAGTTAGCAAGTAACTGCTGTGTCATATAAGGATTTGGTCTTCTAAACAATCTAGCTAAAGGATGATTCATATCTCTTTGATAATCTCCTTCGGAGTTTCTAGTAGATATAATTAGTCCCGGTTCAGCAAACGCTGTTGCTAAAACATTAAGACAGGCTACGACAGCTGAGTTACCAGTTCCGTCACCTATCTCTGCTAGTTTCTTATGGTCAAAGTACCCCGATTCGGTATTGTAACCGAATACAGCTTGATTTAAGTATGAATATTCTTGTTGATTAACAACAATGCCTTTTTGTTGTGCTTCTCTTCTAACACGGGCGTCAGTTGGGGCATTTAACCAATCTACCGCTCGTTCAAATCTTGACTTGTTTTCAGCCATTTAATATGCGCTCCAGCTCTTCTTCTCTTGTAGTAGTTGAACTCCGTAAGACAAAGTATCGATAATATCGTCATGAGCACCTGCTGGAAAAGTCATTATTTCTCTCTCAACTTCTGGTAGCCAGTGTGTATCTCTTAGTAAAAATACTTCTCCGGCTTCCATTCTTGCAGCAAGAGGTAGAGCTCGCGTGACCTTATCTTTGTCTGTCTTAAGGTCTTTAACTCGAATACCAGCTCGTTGCGCCATCTGGATTATCGTAGTTTGAAAACCTTGGCGTTCTATACCTACATATTGTAGCTTATTTTTCGCTATTGCTCGTTTTATCGCCGGTATGATGTCTGGCCCTTCCATCTTCTGTCTTACCATATCTAGTATTAATAATCTATTATCTGGTGTCTGTGCAAAAGAAGTTATAACTGTATAATCTGAATCTTTATTAGTTGTAGTTGCTAAATCAACTACTCCGTATTTAGTTAAAGAATTTAGATAGTATTCTGAGCCATCAACAACACATTTAAGATTACCTGCATTATCCGGAACTATAATGTAATAATTCATCCATTCCGGTTTTAACATACCTTGACCTGCGTCAACAAACTCTGCTAAGTACTCTTGTGCAAAAACTATAGAGCCTACTTCTTTTTGAGCTGCGTCAACTTCTTCGGGGTCAATCATAGGATTGTCAGTAGTTGCAAATCTAAAGCGTTCCCAATTGTCTCCGTCTTCTGCTGTTTCCCATAAATCAAAAAACCAATTGTCTCTACCAATAGGTGTAGAAATAAATAAAGCAGAACCTTTTCTTTCAGTAAGAGTAGGCCTTAATACTTCTTGCCACACTTCGGGTTTTACGAACGCAGCCTCGTCCATAACTAGAAAGTCCAAACCTTCACCTCTTAACCTTTGAGGATTATCAGCAGACCTTACAGCTATAGAGCCACCATTGGCTAAATCTATTTGCATATTAGCTAAAGATACTTTTGGTTCTATTTCTTTAGGAAATGATTTTGCACTTGCAGCGATATCACGCCAACCAACTCTAGCAATTGAGAATGTAGGAGCAACCCACCAAGCTCTTCCGCCTTTTAGAGCAACTTCCATACATAATTGAACACCAAGTCTTGTTTTACCAAATCGCCTACCTGCACATAGTATTTTCCAACGAGCTTCTGATTGGGCCACTTTCATCTGCCCCTCATGAAGAGGAGGTAGCTTTGGAACATATTTGTTAGGCATTAAAAATCTTTATAAATTACTAAGGGCTTGCACCCACCTCTTTCACGACCTATAACATTAATCTGTATATGTTCTATTGCGGCGTCGATAACATCAACAACTAACATATCATCATCTTCCATAGTCTCTTCAATGCCTTCAATAACTAAGTCAAGCATTGTGTAGTAATCATAAACAGCTACGCACTTATTGTCGCTATTGTATCCATAACCAAGATAGGCCTGTTCAAAACCTTCCCATATCTCTGCTTTAGGATTTTCTTCCTTTAATTCTGTATATGACTCTGTCATTGCACTCTCCATTGTAATACAAGAAATCCTTTCAATAGTTCAGTGTATTCTCTATGAGAGCCAACTTGTTGTCTACCATCAAAGATGTCGTGATGATGTTTACAAAGTATGCAAACATTCATTGGGTCATCTGATATATCTCTGTCGCGTCCACCCATACCCTTCGCTCGAAGGTGAGCCATCTCTAGCCATTTCTTGGAATTGCAATTAGGCCACTCACATGTGTACTTGGCCCTTTTGAGAGCTTTCTCCCGAAGCTCTGATAAATTCTTTTTACCTGTTCCTTCTCGTTTCTTTTGCCCCATTCCCGATATACCAAAACTAGCACTTCGTCTTTTCTTAAACTCTGCGTAGGTTTCGTTCTCCGGGTCCCATTCAACTCTCAAGTGAAGAACTCCTTTTGGATAAGGCTATCCCCGTAGGAATAGCCAGTGATGGGAGGATATCGGTTAGTGGAGCCGACATCACAATCTTAACATTGAAATCTAAAACCATAGGTTTTATTATAGTCGGATAAGTTCCTCTTTGTAAAGGTATGCTAAAGAAATCATTCTGTCCACAATGTATCGTTCAAGTGCTTTTGGATTTAAGTTTGGTTGTGTCCAGCTATCTATCAAGACCCCGTTCTTGAGATACATTATTTTTTCATTTTGTATTTTGAATCTCATTCCGTTCTGTATGTAGTCAAGGGTCATAGTTAGACAGTTTATCATAAAAAATAAATTTCTGTTTTTTACACAAACTAAAACTAAATGGTTTATACTAGATTAGATTTAACACCTCCTGTGTGTACTATACTCCAAACTTGCTTAACGGTTTGGAGTGCCCGATAGAAGAATGCACAATCTCATAACCTTGTGAAATAATAATCACAATCTA